TTGTAAACCTTGAACGCCCTGTGGTCCGAGTAAACCTTGAACACCCTGTGAACCGGCACCACCTGGCTGACCAGCAAGACCATCGGCACCTTGTAGACCTTGAGGTCCATCGTTACCATCTGAGCCCTGTATACCTTGAGTACCCTGGAATCCATCAGAACCAGTACCACCGATTCCTTGTGTTCCTTGACTACCTTGAAGTCCCTGTAAACCTTGAGCACCTGTACCAGCCTCACCTTGGAAACCTGAAGCACCCTGAGAACCATCAGCACCTTGAATACCTTGTGTTCCTTGTGTTCCTAAACTACCAGTTTCCCCTTGGATACCTTGAGCACCCTGTGCACCAGTTGCACCAGTTGTTCCTTGAGCACCAGTACCATCAGTACCTTGTAAACCTTGGATACCATCAGTACCTTGTAAGCCCTGAACACCTTGTGGTCCTGAAGCTCCATCAGCACCAACATCACCAGTTCTGGCAAATGTAATTGTGATATCATCATCTGCACTAAATGTTCCGTTACCACTTACATAGGCTGAAGTAATATTGAAATAGCTTCCGATTTCCGCAAGAGCAGAAATTGTAAAGATATGGAAAACCTCTGGTTGAGATTTTTTAGTAATCTTAAAATGACCTTTAATAGGCGTAGTTGAATCATCAATTGTTCTTAAGAATGGTGATATATCAACAAAGTTATCATCTCTGGCATCAATGAATAATGCAGTAGCACTTGAATATGTTGAATTATTAATTTTTAAGTAACCTGGACCAGGATCATTATTAATTGTATCCGTTTTCCAAGTATAGTCGAATGTAATACCACCAAATGAACCTTCAGTACCTTGAATACCGAAGTTACCTTGTAAACCTTGAACACCCTGTGTACCAGCACCAGTCCTACCTTGTAGGCCCTGAACACCTTGTGTGCCTTGAGCACCCTGAATACCAGCAGGTCCTCTTGGAATAAATGTAATTAATGTTTCTGGTCCGTGTGGGCCAGCAACATCGGTCTGCCAATTAGTAGAGGAACCATCAACAAAGTTAACATCAAAATAACCGTAAGTTTTACCAGCACCGTCCCACGACCAATTTGTAATTTCATAAACCAACCAGTGATGTCCAGCTGGGCCGGCACCACCGTCATAATTACCTTCTTGTATTTTTAGATAACCTTTTACTGCTCCAGGCTGAGCATCAATAAAGTCTAAGAAATCATCTATTTCTTGGTTATATTGGTCGAAAGGAATATCATCAAGAGTAATTAATGTTGCATTCTGTGGATTAGCATTATTGAATTTAAAGTTGTTTGTGCCTGGGTCTGTACCACCAATTGTGTTAGTACTAAAGTTCCATATCCAGGTTAAACCACCATATTGACCTACGTGGCCTTGGATACCTTGAATACCTACATCACCTTGGATACCAGTTGTTCCTTGAACACCTTGAGCACCAGTTGCACCTGAACTTCCTTGTAAGCCTTGAACACCTTGGATACCAGTTGTTCCTTGAACACCCTGTGTACCTTGTATCGCCTCACCTTGAATACCCTGGATTCCCTGCATGCCTTGCACACCTTGAACACCAGTTCCACCCTGAAGGCCTTGTGTACCTTGGATACCAAAATCACCCTGAACACCTTGTACACCTTGAACGCCCTGAATACCTTGGTCGCCATTTCTAACAAAAGAAATACGAACATCAAGAGCATCATTCATTGATGTGACACCATTAATTTGTACTACATCAGCTACCCAATGGTTAGATCTATTATCAACACTGTCAATTCTAAATGTTGCTTGGTTATATAAATTACTAGCATCTATAAGTTTAAAGTACCCTTTAATGCCACCAACGACATTATCAAGCTCACCCATAATGCCATCCATGACATTAATATTACCATCATCTCTATCGGCAATGTATAATTCGGTTGCACCAGCAAAGGAAACATTATCAAAGTTTAAATTACCATTACTTGGGGCTGTATTTGCTACAGTAGTATTATAGGTATAATCATATGTAAGTCCACCAAAGTCTCCGCGGAAACCTTGAAGCCCTTGCATACCCTGAACACCCTGTGGTCCTATTTCACCTTGTAAACCTTGAAGGCCTTGAACGCCTTGAGTTCCAGTATCACCTTGGATACCAGTTGTTCCTTGAGGTCCTTGTAAACCTTGTGTTCCTTGAAGCCCTTGTAAACCTTGTAAACCCTGTGGGCCTTGAGGTCCTTGCACACCTTGGATACCAGTATCACCTGATACACTAAATGCCAGAATAACCGGATATGAAATATAAGTCCCTGGATTACCAGAATTTTCAATTACGAAGTCTTCTTTAACTGCAGTACCTGCAACATAAGTAGATTCAAGTTCCCAATATCCTGTTTCATCTGTTAAATTTTGAATTGTAAGAATAACATATTTTGATGGGTTATCACGTTTTGTGATTTTTAAATATGCTTTATTAACAGCTGTTGATTGGTCTATTGCTGTAAAATATGGATCTAGATCAATGTTATAAGTATCAGCATCATTAATCCAAACTCTTGTTACTCCAGTTAGAGCACCAGTATCTGCAGCAGGTTGGTCAAATTTAAAGAAACCTCCAGAAGGTATTGCTTTAACATATTGGTGACTCATTACATACTCGACAATCATGCCAGCATCGTCACCATGGAAGCCTTGTAAACCTTGAATACCGTCTGTACCTTGAACACCCTGGAATGCTTGAGGTCCTTGAATACCTTGTAAGCCTTGAGTACCTTGGATACCTAAGTCGCCCTGTACACCCTGAATACCTTGTGGGCCTCGTCTTCCTTGAATACCCTGAATACCTAAATCACCCTGTACACCTTGAGTACCTTGTGGGCCAGCTTCTCCCTGGAAGCCTCTAAATCCTCTTTCGCCCTGGATACCTTCATTACCGAGTGTTCCTTGAACACCCTGAGTACCTTGAACGCCTTGGAAACCTTGAACACCACGGAATGAACCAATATTTACCCAGGTTGCTCCATCATAAATCCATAGCTCATCATCAGTATTATCAATAACACCATCGCCAACAGTTGCTGATGGGAATGCATTATTAAGAGTAAGTTGTTCATCATTTGGTGGTGAGACATTAACATCTGGTACGGATCCAATAATTGTAAATCCTGGTCCATAATCACCCTGTAAACCTTGAAGGCCTTGGATACCAGTTGTACCTTGGAGACCTTGAGGTCCTGTTCCGGTTGTAAGCCAGTTTGTACCGTCGGAGTATCTTAACTCCCCATTATCGGCATAAACCAAAGCCCCTTCAAAGGGAGCTGGGTCCAACTGAATAGGAAACGTCTGCGGAATACCGTGACCGATAACAAGGTTCTTACCTGAAAGGGTTCCAAATCTACTTGACATTTAAAGTTTCTCCTGGGTGCATAGTCATCATTAATATATCTTATTTATGTTTTTTAGACAACATCATCTTCTTCGGACTGACCGAGGGTAAATGATAGTGAACTGTGTATTGCCAAATCTGCTGAAGCCTTTGCCTCAAGTATGTCACCACTTTTTAGGAACTGTCCATTTAGTGGGATTGGAATTGTATCGTATGAAGGTACTGGCATATTTCTTATGATGTAAAAATTAGCATTGGTATCATATCTATATACTTGTACATCCACATTTACAGTATTTGCAGATGTATTACAGAGAACCAAAGGAGAAATAACCTCTCCTACACCAGGCTCTACGGTAGTACTTCCACCAAACACTAACTCGGGAACTTCATAGTTTGGCACATTAATGATTTCCTGCCAGTTCGTTGATAGAACTAAATTGACCGCGACCGGTTTAGCGTCCGGCGCCTGCGATGTTACGATTGTTACTATTGACATTTTCTTTTATCCTATTTTTAAATATTAGCTCTACTATTTGAGGCTCTTCTTGCAAGTTTTCTTACAGATGATGTAAATGGTCGTCCTTCAATTCTTCCTGTTCGACCATTAATTTTCAATCCTCTTGCAAAATATTGGTTATTCAATTCGTCAGCACCCGACCATCTAATTCTACCACCATCCTCATTTAGGACAGAAGCGATAGCCGATATTGCAGAACCTAAGTTTCTAAAGTTCAGAGGTAATGCATTTCTGTTAACACCTGCCGAAGCACCGTTAAACTGGTGAGCAATAGATTCAACCAATGATCCGAACACTAGAGTACTAGGTTTCAATACATTGCCCTTCAGACAGTCATTAAATAGACCTTCGATCATAAGACTATGAGTTGAATCTGGTGAGTAATTATTTACAAGATTCGTTCTCATTCTATCCCAAGCTCCAGCAAATGCATCTAATAGGTCAGTATTATTTGGTCCATCAAGCTGCCAAGCACTACCATCCCAGTAATATATGTCGCCTTCGTAATGACTTACATTCATATCATCAGCAATAATATAAGCATGATTTGGTTTCATACCAGTTTTACTTGCAAGGGCACCATTCGAAACAGGACCTTGTATGCTTCCCTGATACTTCATTTTAGGTCTTTGACCATTGAATACCGGGAATACATGGCGTCCGTCAAAGTTAAAGAATGAAGCAGTATAAGTCATTGTTGCATTTGAACTACCATTCGTTATATAGCTCGGTGATGGAACATTGACATCTTCATATTTAAAGTCGTTTTGTATAGCTGTAAGAAGGTTTCTTGCATCTCTTCTAGTTAAGTTCCCATCTATATATTTATAAGTTGCACCAACATACCTTACAGTATCTTTACTTAATGCAACCCTATTCTGTCCAATGATATCCGAAGCATCTTTAAACACAGAAGAATTATATGTTGGTTCTTCTTTAACCTGTAGATATTTCGTATCGTTGTATAATTGTGTCTTATAGAACATATCTGCAAGGCCTTGAACTTTCTTAGCCTCAACTTCTGAAGCAATTCCACCAAGGACCTTTTGACCTGTATATTCACCGATTACGATGTCTTTACAGATTCTTCCGAGATGTCTATAAGATTTTGCAGTTGGTATTCTCTGATCTTCAGGTAGTCTATAAACTTGATTCCAGAAGTAGAAATCTGCATTCCATCTTGAGGCAGTGTTACCACCAAAGTTCATATCGAAACTAAATGCATCAATTAAGTATTCAGTATCTCGTCTACATTTTACTCTGTCATAATCAAGAACAGTAAAGCTAGAGTTAATAAAGTCTGTTATATCAGTAGCAAGTGTTTCTGAATTATCCATAATCTTAGTTTTAGCACTAACAAGTGGAGCAGGGACCCAAGTAGTTGTTGGAGCCTCAATTGCAGGTAACTCATCAGTATCATTAGCTCTGATGACATTTTCAATGTAACCCATTAATACATCAACTCTTGCACCTTCAGTAGCAGTTGCAGCAGTACCATTTGTATCTTGTGGGAAGATTGAATATGTAGTATTTGCAGAATCAATCTCTTGAACCACATTACTCATCACGGTACCTAGGTAGTCGTAAATCGTTGCAGTTTGAGCTCTTGTGTCAACCGGTAGAACAGATATTCCATTTTCAAAATAAATGCCTGCAGATTGTCTTGTAGCAAAGTTAGTTCCATATTGAACATCGTGTGAAACAGCATCAATAAGGTAACCTATATCACGTCTACACTTAGCATCTCTAAATGATAAACCACTGTGAACATTTGAAAGGTAACTAATTATCTTTTCAGATATGTCTACTTTACTCTTTTCGATTATTTCTTTAGCAACCACATAGTTTTGACCCTGCCATGTTTGGTCAACATCAATCATTTCTGGGATTGTTGTGCCAACCTCGACATTATCATCAACAGCATTAGCAACAATTTCAACAAGTTTTCTTGCAGCAATTGAAGTACTAGGATTCGCACCATGTACAGCTGTATCCTGAGTTTCTACAGACTGATATGATTCCATACCATTCCAATAATCATATTGAGTTAAAATATCACCTGTGTAATATGTTTTAATTTTAGGGAACTGAGTTGTTGTAATATGTTTAGCACCAACTACATGTTCGACCAATTTGGCCATGTGGAGGAATGCATCTCTTGAACCCATTCTTTGTTCGATTTGTAAGCCAGTGTTAACAGCATTTTCAAAATACATACCAGCTGTTTGTACTGTTGCCGCATTACCACCATATTGGATATCATGTGATATTGCATCAACAATATAACCTGTATCTCTTCGGCACTTAACTTCACTATATGGTAATACCTCAAAGTATTTAGCAAGGTGAGATATTACACCATTCTGAACAGTCTTTTTAACATTTTCAATTTCACCGAATGAAGATTGATTTTCTGCAGAATATGTAGTAAGAGTTGGCATAGTAACTGGAGGACTTAACAACATTGTACTATTTAATATTGCGTTAGCAACGATGTCAAATAATCCTTCGACCTCGTTACCGATAGGAGCACCAGCAGAAGCAGCACTAAAGTCTTGGGAAACAGCATTACCAGATGATTTTAATCCAGCAATATCTGTATCCTGAACAACAAGTTTAGCACAATCACCTAAGTGTTTATACGCAGCTGTAGTTGGTTCAATTTGATTCTCAGGCAACACACTAATTGCATTTTCAAAATACAATTTAGCAAAGTTTATAGTAGCAAAGTTACCCTGATGTTGAGCATCAAATGTTATTGCGTCAATTAAGTAACCTGTATCTCTTTCACATTTAGCAACATCGTAACTAAGTGATGGTCTGTTAGCTGCAAGCCAAGCTGTTATTTCAGCTGTAAGGAATGCCTTGTTATTTTGTAATTGAGATCTAGCATTAATCCTAGTACTATTGGAAGCATTTGAAGTGTAATTAATTACATCAGCAGCACCTCTACCATTAGTCATAATATCTATAATTTCATCAAAGCTTTGTTCTACCCTTAATTTAGCATCACCGTCTGTTACAGCTTCAACACAAAGTTTCTTAGCATATTTTATTGCCGATACAGTTTCAGTTAACTGTTCATTAATAACTTCATCAGAACCGGTCGTACCAATTCTATATGCAAGACCAGCATAAATGGAGTTATAATTAGAACCTGTTAATACATCAGCCTTAACTGCATCAAGAATAAATCCAATATCTCTCTTACACTTATCACCATCGAATGTGTAATATCTGTCTTTAATATAACCTTGAACTTCTTCAATGATGAAATCTCTATTTCTTTGTAGCTGTTTTCTAGCAAGAGTTCTATTTGAATCATATGAAGCTTTAACCAATGTTGGCAATTGAGCAGTTTCGATATTAGTATCATCAACCAGACTGGAGACAAGATTTAATAAATCATGTACAGCAGTACCAGTAGTTGCATCAGCAGCAATACCATCAACATTTTGATATGGTCCTTCACTAATTGATAAAGCATCAGCAGAAACAAATGTGTGTGGGAATTGACCTGAACCACCGCCACCAACATTCATTGTAATAACAGTAGTTGATGTATCAGTAATTGTTACCGCCTTATTATAGAACGGATGATGAGCTTGAGGTGAAGTATGATTCGAAGAACCAGCACCCATATCACAACTAAATATAAAGCCTTCAGGTTTTAACCAAACACTGTCACCTTTTACAAGGTTGTGAGCTCCAATCGTTGCTGTAAACACACCCGTTGCTGGGTCATAAGTAGCATTTGTTGGAGTGTATTTAGCAAAGGTAGTTGCATGATTAACTTCTTTAACAACCTTTTCAGCGACATCAGCCAAATGAGCAAATGCAAGTTTTGTTGATTCACGTTGTTCGTAAGGAAGAACATTAACTGCTTCTCTTAAACCAGAAACGTTAGCAGTATCTTCGTAAGTAGATAATGTTCTGAACTGACCTTTTACCTCAAGTGGTAATACGTTAGTCGAACGTTGTTGTTCGTAATCGGCAGATTGGTTATTGAATCTCTTAAAGTAGTATTGTAACGCTTCGATTGTATTTTCATTTCCACCATATTCAATGTCACGAGACACAGCATCAACCAAGAGTCCAACATCACGTTTACATACATTTTTAGCATATGCAAGTCCATTATATTCCTCTCTAAGGAAGTCAATGACACCTGATTGTAAACCTTCAGCGATACCGTCAATAGTAGTGACAGCTCCAGCCATTGCAGCTTCAACAGAACCTTCATTAATTGCAGGAAGTGATTTTAAGTTATTGTCTCTAATAATTTGAGTTGTAACATTAATACCTGCCCTTGCAGCTTCACCAACTTCAACACCAGCATCTGTTAATGATACATCTTGTGACGCGCCATTTCCTGTTGTAGGAGTAACAGCGATATCTCTTACGATATCATACGCAACATTTGCAATATGTTCCCAAGTCTTAGCTGTTGGAAGTTTTTGGTCCTCTGGCAATGTAGAAATTGCATTCTCAAAGTATAGTCTTGCAAAGTTAATTGCAGCAGTATTTGAACCGAATCTTAAATCCCAAACAATTGCATCTACAAGATATCCTGTATCTCTTTCACAACTTGCAACATTATATGTTAATGTTGGGAATGTCTCAGCAATGTAAGCTGTAACCTCAGCAACAATAAATGCCCTGTTATTAATTAAAGCATTTGAGCCTATAGTGTGATTAACACTTACACTTGCATCTGTTCCGTAAACAAGAGCATCAGCATTTGTACGACCATTTGACATAATGTCAACGATTTCATCAAACGCAGCATTTGCACGAGTTAGTGCAGTTCCTGTAACACTTGCCTCAGCAGCAACACGACCTTTAAGATAGTTAATTGCGCCTACAGTTTCTGTTAATTGATTTGTAATAACCTCATTCGAACCTTTAGTTCCAATGCGATATCCTAGACCCATGAAGACTGAATTATAATTAGAACCAGTTGCAACATCTCTGCGTACTGCATCTAATATAAAGCCAGTGTCTCTGCTACACTTATCGCCATCAAATACAAAGTATTGACTGTCTAGGTAAGATGTAACTTCCTCTTCTAGGAATGATTTGTTTTTCTGTAATTGTTCTCTAGCATATTGGCCTTGAGAATTATAAGTGACTTTAGAAACAGCATCCTTTTCAACACTTACAAATGTGTGGACTCCACCAGATGAAGCACCTAGGTTAACCGTTACATCATTACCATTTACAGCAGTAATTGCCATAGGTGTTCTATAATTTACGTCACCTTTTCTTGGGTATGAATGTTCTGTTGCGTCTCCGTCCTGAGCACAAGTAAATGTGAATGAATATGGAGCAAACTCAATATAGTCATTTGTTGTTAAACCATGTCCTGCAGGTAAAGTAATAACACTGTCACCAGTTGCCGGTACAAATGTAGCAGTTGTTGGAGTAAAGTGACTTACATATGAAGCCGGATCCGACCAAATAATAGCATCTGAATCTATAGCTCCAACCTCAGCACTTACAAAGGTATGAGTTCCGCCAGGTCCTGCACCAACATTCATTGTAATTGTGTCAGTAGTAACACTACTAATTACAACTGGTACTTTATAGAATGGGTGATGTCCTTGTGGTACAGCATGTTCGTATACATTTCCATCCATTGCACAAGTAAATACAACACTTCCAGGTTTGATCATTACATAATCACCAGCCACAAGATTATGACCAGAACCAATTGTTGCAACAAAGACACCAGTACTAGCATTATATGTAGCAGTTGTTGGTGTGTATGCAGATGTATATTGAGCTGGTTTAATATTATCAGCTGTTGAACTTACATATGTATGAACAGAAGTATCAGTTGAAGGTCCTACATTAACAGAAATTGTTGTTCCTGTTTTTGCAGCAACCGTAACTGGTTTCTTGTAAGCAGGGTGTTGTCTTTCGCCCTCAATACTGTTAGGTAATGCAGATACAAAGGTATGTACTCCGCCACCATTTATAACAGAACCAACATTCATTGTAATTGTATTACTGGTTATAGCAGTTATGGCAATCTTCTTTTTATAGAATGGGTGATGTGGTTCAGGCGCTAGATGATTTGTAGCATTGTCGTCCATTTCACAAGTGAATGTAAATGAGTATGGAGCAATTTCTACTAAATCACCAATTTGTAATTTATGAGTTCCGATTGTTGCTGTAAACACACCAGTAGATGGTACATAAGTCGCGTTAGTCGGAGAGAAAGTACTTATTGTTGTGGTTGGGTATGTATGATTAGTTGCATCACCATCGGTCGCACAAGTAAATGTTAAACTATCAGGTGCGATTAGTATCTGGTCTCCAATTTGGAAATCATGTGTGCCGATTGTCAATTCTGTCATACCACCAACAGGGTCATAAGTAGCATTCGTTGTTGAATATAACTTATTTCTGTCATTCATGATTGTAAGTATTTCATCGAATGATTCGTTACTTCTGAATCCAGAAGCATTATCATCAATACTTACCATGTGAGTTAGAGCATCGTCTAAGGCAGATACAAATGTATGAGCATTAGTTCCACCGGTTCCAACAAACATTGAAACTGAAGTTCTTGTTACTGATTCAATAGGGCATGGGTGGTTATAATATGGATGTCCAACAGCTGGAACAGAGTCATTCTGTGGACCACTTCCTGTATCACAACTAAATGTAACACCACCAGCAGTGAATTTTAACATATCACCTGGCTTGAGACTATGTGGTCCAATCACAGCTGTAAACTTACCAGTAACTGGGTCATAAGAAGCAGTAGTTGGAGTATAGCTTAAACCTACACCTTTAGCAGGAGTGATTGCATTAGCAACAGCCGATACAAAAGTATGTGGATATTGTCCAGTTCCACCATCGCCAACATTCATTACAATAGTAGTTTCTGTTACACTAGTAATTGGACAAGGTTTTCTATAGTAAGGGTGATGAGACGCAGGTGAAGTATGATTTACTTGTCCAGCTCCCATGTCACAACTCATTGTAATACCATTATCTGCGAATAGTACGTAATCCCCTGTTGCCATAGTATGGGCACCAATCGTTGCTTCAAATCGTCCTGTAGCAGGATCATAAGTAGCATCTGTTACAGTAAAACCAGATTCTGTATTATTGAGATTGACTCTTGTTTTTAATTCTGTAATTGCGCCAGAAGTTTCTACCAACTGTTCGTTAATTACATTATCAGCTAGAGTTGTTCCACTTCTATAAGCAAGACCTGTTTGGATTGCATTATAATTTGTTCCTGTCAATATATCTCTTTCGACTGCAGGAAGAATATATTTCGTTACATCTCTACGACACTTATCAGAATCATATCTGAAGAAGTTATAGTCAATGTAACCAAGCATATGTTCTTGGATAAACTCTTTATTAGCTTGTAACTGTTTTCTAGCATTAATATTATTAGCACCAATACCAACATCATCACTAAATCTTAGTGCTGAACCTAATACCGAAACTGAATTTGGTAATGCCTCGACAAATGTATGGTCATCTATAATTGCAGATTTACCAACATTAATTGTAATCTTAGTTTCATTTGCACCGATTACATCTATTGGAGTACCAGCAGCTGGGTCAGAAGCTCTTGGGTATCCAGTTTTTGCGACATTATTATCTCTGTCACATGTAAATATAAGACCACCAGTTTTCAGTAATACTTTTCTACCAATTCCTAAACCGTGTCCAGAAGCAAGTGCGTTTTTAACAGATGATACAAATGTATGAACTTGTTGACCAGTTGGGCCACCGACACCTACGTTCATTGTAATTGTTGTATTGGTTACAGCAATAATTGGACAAGGAGTATTATAATATGGGTGATGAGCTTCAGGAACAGCATGGTTAGTAACGCCCGAACCTGTATCACAACTAAATGTCATACCTTCTGGTTTAAACCAAATATGGTCATCTGTTGTTAATTCATGAGCTCCAATAGTTGCTACCATTATTCCTGTAGCAGGGTCATAAGTAGCGGTACTTGGTGTGAACTTTGTACTTGTGCCTAGTGTGATAACTGATAAACCGGTTGACGGATCATAGGTAGCAGCTGGTGGAGTAAATTGTGTTCCTTTATTTTCAAGGATAGATAAGATCTCATCAAACCCTTCATCAAGTCTTTGTGAAGCAAGATATGAATCACCATCGACAAGTTCGTTAGTCTGATCTTTTAATCTTCTGTATGCAGCAACAGTTTCATTGTTCTGATTTTCCATAACTGTTTTAGCAGTTGCCATGTAATAAGCACGACCTGCAGTAACTGTGTTATAGTTTGTGTCGAGTAACATGTCATTTTCAACAGCGGGGAGGATATAATCTTGTACATCTCTTCGGCATGCTTTACTATTATAAGCATAAAATTCGCCATTGTTTTCAATCCAATCTATAAGTTCATCTTGGATTAATTCTTTATTGTCTTGTAATAACTCTCTAGCATTTGTATAGTTTTGATTCCCTGTATCTCTCCAGATAACAGGATTCATGTTTTCTTCGCCATACTCTACAACATTATAAAGTTCTTGGAATGAAGTATTTGCACGTTCAACAATATCAGGATTAGAGTCACCAAATAGAGCTTCAACTCTACCTTGGAGATATTCGTTTGCACCTATTGTTGCATCAAGCTGTTCACCGATAACTTTAGAACTTATTGGAGAGCGATATGTAATACCAGCAAGTCTGGACCAATAGTTAGTGTCTAATGCGATATCGTAACCAACACCATCTAAAATAATACCACTATCACGTTCACATTTAACTGAATCATATAATGTATAGTCTAAGCCACCTTGTGCAGTATTTGCAGATAGGAAGTCAACCATATCATCAATAATATCATCAGCATTAGTATCAATCGTATCAGCGAATGCCGTGTTACCGATAATGGTAGCAGTAGTATTTCTAGGTTGCATAAAGATTGTAGAACCTTTCGCCCTCATTGAAATATCACCGAACTGAGTACCTGAGTTGTTCAATGTCATCTGACCACCATTTAAGGCGTAGAATGCACATCTTACAAAAATTGATAGAGAACCAATACCGTTAATACCAGCACCGTCTCTAGCAACATAACCCAAACCGTTTTGAGTACGAGGTGTGAAACCAAAACATAATACGTAGGTATATAGTGAGTCTGTATCTAGTACTCTTCTGTCTGCAAGTACACAACCACCACCTCTGCCAACCTCTCTGTTAGGGAAGTCGTCAATACCGATAGATGTAATTGTAGCAACACCACCAGATTCGGCTGTTATTGTATTACCAACAGCAAATCCTTGGCCATTCTTAAGGTTTCTTACATATATTTCGTTGTTAGTTGCAAGGGTATCAACATAGGTAATAAAACCTACAGCACCAGAACTAAATGTAACTTCATCATCAACAGCAAATGTGCCAGTATAAGATGGGTCAACATAGAATTGTCGACCTAAGTCAGCAAGTGTTCCTTTTGAATTATAAGGATTCAAAGGTGGTTCAACATCTTGTCTTCGGAAGTTAGATAACTGAGTACTATCTCTTAAATATGGAGAACGTAGTAATTTAGCACCAGGTCGGTAAGCAATCGCGAATCCACCTTCTGGGAAATCAAAGTTATCAACTTGGAAGTTCTGATAACCAAAGCCCTGAACATAACCACCAGAACCAACTAAGATTCCGTTATTGTTTTCGTATCCAGGAAGCAATTCAATAACTGTAGCATACTGACCAGCAGTAGAGGTACAAGAACAATCATCCGGTAACATAAGATTACCTTTTGTATAATATGTTCCAGGACCAACAGAAATATGAACCGCGTTATTAATAGCGTTACGATTTAATTCACCACCTGCCTTTTCTAAACAAAGTTCAAATGCTCTTTCCAGTGTTCTTACTGGTTGCATCATTGTACCTGGATTTGCATCATCACCAGATCCAGCGTCTACATTAACTTTAAGTGCTTGGGCTGTCTTCTTAGAAACTTCATCAAATAATTGTGCAAAGTTAATCTGTTCGGTATCACCAGTTTTTTCGTTACGAATTGCGAAGTAACTTTCTTCATTAAGTGGTGGTTCAAACTCGTTACTGAGCTCCATGTCAAAGTCGACAAGTTTAGACCTATCAATTGTACCACCAGAGAATACAGACCCTGCCATTGTACCATTGTCGAAACTTGAATTATTTGAGGAGAGTCCATCAGCAGATGAACTTTTGATTGTCATATCAGTAGCTACAACATTTTCCATTGTGCCTTGGAAAGCAGTATTAGATATAACACCATCTGTAAATGTTGAATCATCAATGGTTGAATTTGTAAGTACTACATTATTTCCAGTACCATCATTGAATTCGGAATTTGTAAATATGTTATTGTTTCCAGTTCCATCATTGAACTCGGAATTTGTAATAATCGTATTATTAACTGTGCCATCTAGGAAAGCAGAAGCATTAATTGTGCCTTGATTAAACTCTGAACTTGAGAATACACTATTGTTACCAGTAGAATTATTTAGTTGTGAACTTGTAAGTACAACATTATTACCAGTTGAATCTACAATTGTAGAATCTTGAATTACTGAATTATTTACTACACCATCACTAAAGGTTGAGTTAACCATAATAACAGTATTGGCTGTACCGTTATTGAACTCTGAATTTTCAATGACAACATTGTTCGCCGTACTGTCATTTAGTTCTGAACTTGTAAGTACGACATTATTACCAGTGGAATCTGCTATTGTTCCATCATTAAATTCGGAACTTGTGATGATTGTATTATTAACAACACCAGCATAGAATTGTGATTGATTAATAGTTACATTATTTGCAGTACCATTATAGATCGCGCCTTCAATAAAGTCGGAGTAAGTAATACTAATATTATTGGCTGTGGAATTTGTAATGACAGTTGCATCAATACTACCTCTTACAAAGGTTGTATCTTCGATATCTGAATTGTCAATTACAACATTGTCTAAACGCGAGTCACGCATTACAACACCAGAGATCTTACCTCCGGTAATGTTTATACGATCAAATTCCTCATACTGGATTGCCTGTACAAGTTCTTTTCTTGTAATATTCTTAGTGCCGTCGTCGCCCTGAACAAGGTTAACGATAACGAACAGGTCTTCCGACCTGGTATTAGCACCTGAAATTGCACCTAGTTCTGAAATTTTTGCCATTTAGCTTTCCTTTATCCCTTATTACTTATAAGACCAATTAACTATTATTGTCACAATTACAGCGACCCTCTAAATCATCTACTTTTTCCTTCAAGTCTTTTATTGCCTCAATTAATAGAGGGACAATATTTTCATAACGAACTGCTTTATATGTTTTATCTTCTTTCTCAAATTCATAAACAACCTCAGGTAGCACCTTTTCAATCTCTTGTGCGATTACCCCTAGCATTGTTTCATCTGGTTTATCTTTAAAATTAAAGTTATAACCATTAATTTGTGTAACTTTTTCCAATGAGTTATTTAACCTAACTACATTTTCTTTTAATCTTTCATCTGATATAGTACCAACACTTGTAATGTCACCAGCTACTATCAGATTGCCGTTGGTGCCACATTGAAATACACCTTCACTAGCTGAATTATTTATTTGTAATGCGCCATTATTAATAGTGACAGCACCACCAACAACCACAGTATTTCCAAATGTTGCTCCATTTGTGACATTAAGTGCTGACGTTGCACCATTTGTAATGTCTACTGTACCACTAAAAGTTAAATCACCTGAAGCGATATCATCTACATCAGATCTAATAAATTGTGCAGCCTCTAAACCATCAACCTTATCAGCATCTATATCTGATGGAAGATCTTGAGCTCTAATTGCTGCTCTAGCCCTTGCGTCTGTATAATAAAGATTGTTTGTGCCTTCAGTAACTTGGTCAGTTGTAAAACCTGCACCAGCACCACCGATGGATATTGAACCAACCGTAAGTAAACCTGTAACAGTGGCTGTTGGAACTGTTAATAGACCAGCTGTTGAAAGCTCTAATTTAGATTGGCCTGTTCCCGTGTCTATAATAAAGTTCGCAGGGTTGGAATCTTCCATTCCTGCTTCCCAGGTAGTAGACCCGTCTGTAAAATTAACTCTACCACCAGAACCGAAGCTGAATGTTGCTGCAGCTGCAACCGAACTAGTAATTGTTATTGGATTTTGAAAATTAATTGCCGAAGTAGTTCTTGCAGCAATATCATTTGTTCTCAATAATGTATTAATAGTTGAATTCGTGGTTGTTAAAGTTCCTGCTAGGGTAGCATTACCTGAAGTCGTATCCCCCGCACCACCTGATGCTGTTAATACATCACTCTTAATTAAGTCAACTACTTCGTTTGTCTTATCAAACCAATTCTGGAATGTCTGAGTAGTTGTTATATTTCCTAACGATGGTTTAGCCATTACTTATTTTCCAATTCCTCTATCCTTTCCCAGATAGTAATTAAGCTTCTTTTGATTTCAAGAATATCATTTGTCAGATTATCTACTTTACGATAATATGTCCTTTCAATCTTATATTTATTCAAAGCGGCCACATCTGTGTTCAGTACTGCCTGTGTTTTTTCATCTTTTTGAAACGACATAATAATATCCTTATGTTAGTGCGATGCCGCGATAATCACGTAAAGTCGGGGCGTTATGAATATTCGGTGAAAGAAGATCTATTCTAATAGCAAACCTTCTGAATTGGTTAAATACACCAGCATCACTTGTATATTCAAATGCACCACTAGCCACACCTCCTACTTTATTTGCAGCAGGTATTTTGTATTTAAATTCTCTATAATCTGTAATATTTGTTGTTGAACTGAATAAGCCAACACCTTCAAATAATTCCAATTGAGTCCAATCAAGCGCATCGAATGGAGTTGAATCAAATGCATGTTGAGCTTTAACATAAACTTTAAAATCAGTACCAGTTGGTCTGTAACCAGTTAGAATTAATTCCAAATCCTCGGCGTCAAGGTCTGCTGCCAATTCTATTGTTTTACTAATATATTTAGAGGTTGTCGCTGCAGTATTTGTAAGATTATATCTGTAAGCTATTAGTGAGGAAGCCTCAATATCAACAAATGGAGTTGATGTAACATTACTTCCATTATCCAAGTTCACTTTAATATCAAATGCCTTTGCACCAGCAGGGTCGTTTGATTTACTATAAACAACTACACCATCTTTACTGAAATGATTATTATCATTAAATTTCATTGGTAAGTCGTATGTAGTATTAATTGCGTCCGGTGGTACAAAGGTTCCAGTTAAACTTGTTTTTGATGTTGAATCCGTTGTCTTCATTATCATAGGTTGTACATAACTTAAATTAATATTATCTACACTTGTAACTGTTGCAGTTTTTGCACTGTCAAACCCTTTAATTGTTCCAGCAGCAGCAAAACCTCTTGTCGAAGTAGCTGTACTATTTTCCAGATGCATTTCGTATGGATTATTAATGTTATAATATGATAAATGACCAGTCACAACTGGAATACCAGGAGCAGAACTAGCAGTAAATGATGAAGGTTTATTTACTGTTAAGTTATTAGCATTTACAACATTGGTAACTTGGAAAATATCATACAACACACCGGGTGCATTTTGAGAGATCTTAATATAATCACCAGTTGCATATGTATCATCCAACGAAGTACCAGTAACCGTAGTACTTCCAGATACAATACCTACATTAGCACCAGTTGAACCTTGAACAGCCTTTTCTTGGTATATTAATTCACCTTGAGTAAATCTGCCATTTAGATTTTCAACTGTAAGGAATTCATGGTCAGCATTTGTCATTGTGACAACACCAGTTGGTCCTACAAAGTTTTGTCTTCTGATTGTAAATTTAACATCTTCATCTTGATAAGATTTCCAAGCAGAGTTGTTTGTGGAAGTAAATAGAACACCATCACCCCAGTCCTGTACAATAGCAGAACCTTGAGTATCACCTGGAGTTAAATCAGTCCCACCAACCTTAGATGTGTATACAAGGTAATTAGGGTCAGAAGCATCTGGTTGTAATACAATTGCATATTCCTTTTCAACATCAAGTCTAACAGGAGTTTCAAATGCAAATGTTGTTGCCACTGAAGCATCATCACTTACAGCTGAGGTTAACTGTGAAGGAATTTTATGTACCACACTGAATGGCACAATTGCGACATCTGGATAACCATTTACAACTTCACGTATCTGTAATGAAATACCGTTTACAGTACTGACACGTTTAAAGAATACATCTATTTCAGATAGATAAATTGAATTGGATCCAGCACCCATACCTTTTTTAATGAAGAATGTTTGAGCAAGTGGATCACGACCACGTCTTCGTCTCGCGACGTTTCTTGTTGTTACTGTTGTATTTACATCAAAGTTTGGAGATCTTGTTGAAGTTGTTAAACTTGTTTTCTCAACACTGAAGTTATATGCTCGATAAGTAACGAATCCTTTTGAAGTTGAAGCAGAGTCAATATTTCCAATAGTATCTACGTCAGCAACTTGTAATACTCTGTCACCTACGTAGAATGTTTCTCTCGGTAATGCAAATACTGCTCTTAAAACACCATTGGCATCCGTTTCGACACTTGCAGCCTTAACACCGTATCTCTGTACTGCTTCAACTGTATCAGCTGGAGTTCCAGGAATAATATGTGCGTCTACATTTACACCGTCAAAGAAGAAATAATGTCTTGTTGATGGTCTTAAACCAGCCATATAAATTTTAATATCACGACCGGCCATAAATGGCTCGAAAGTGAAGTTGGTCATAAAGTCACCAACAAAATTTGTGTCAACACTACCACCATCAATTGAAATTTCACTTGATCTTGTTGTGGTCGTTGTTGTTTCTACACCTGCACCACGTCTACCTCTTCTACCTTGATCTTGCACAAAATTTGTAGTTTGAGTGGTATCAGTCATCGGTAAGAATTCTTGGATAGTGTCAAGGAATTCTTCAAATGGCGTAGTGAGGTCAATATCTATAGTTGCCGGGTTTGTTGTAGTATCATAAACAGCATCATATGGGGGTGAGATAGCACCATCACCTTCATATTTGTAGAAATTACTTACACAGTTTCTAAAATTAGATGCATAAGGCTGTTTAATAATATCAACATTTGAATCTCTAGCTATTGTTGCAACTTTTGGTAAACTTGTTGATGGGAAGATTGACGACCCTGTAGCAGTTTTATATTTTAAATTTAGTGGATATGTTTTAACCGATGGAGTTAATATCTTTTGGTTAAATGGCACAGCCGCATTAAAGCTACTATCTTGAACATTTGAAAGGGATAAATCATTAAATGGATCTACAATGAAACCATTTTTAAATCTGTTTAAACCATTTTCGTCTGTGATAGTTAAATTTTCTGTTTCGGATTCTAATTGGTTGAGAGAAATGTAATATGAAAGATTATCTATTTTCTTATCAAGTTCATGCATTTCCTTCATTGTGAATGCTTTAATACCTGTTGACTTTGCCTTAATTGCGTATTCAAATTTACCTTGTTCATTTGCTTGTCTTCTTGACAGAGCAGGGAATCCTGGAACAATTATATTGGCAATAGCTAATTGGTCAGTATCCAAACGAGGTGGAACTGCAAATCGTTCCTCTTGTCCTTTAATGAGATTAATTTGACCATAAGAATCACAAGCGATTACATCAATTCGTGACAAGTAATATTCAATGTCAGTTGTAATATTTTGCCCTGGAGCTGGTAGTAATGGTGGATTAGACCCAAAGTAAGTCATTGGATATGTGCCCACCTGAGTTGTAATTACAGCAGCTGTTCCTGCAGTAGCAGTATAACTTGCATTTATCTCTTTTGCTAGGTGAGGTCTAAAGTCGAAACATTCTCTAAGATTATATCTAGTTCCTGAATCAGATAGGTATGTTGGGATATCAAAACTATCAAGTGAATTTGGATAACTATTAATAGTAAAGAAATATTCGCCAGTTGAATTTTCAATCTCAAAAACTTTTAAATTAATCGTAAGAGTTCCGGTAGGTTCTGGTCGGCCAGCAACACTTTCCATATATGAAATATCGTAATATGTATCTTTTTGGTTTGTCTTTAATCTGAAACTACTCGTGTAATCTTCACCAGATGAATCAACAACACTTATAATTTTAAATACGTCTGGGAAACCTAAACTATATTTTGATTGAGAAGGCGTATAGTTAACTTTAATAAATGTATTGTGAGCAGTTTTATTATGTGGCTCTACACCATTTAATGAACCTATCAATCTTTTGTTGTAGTACACAGTCACATTCGTCGCAGACGACGCAGCCGGGTCTAAGTTTATGGTCAACACACTATTATTAACTGATGTTGTAGCAGATGTTACGGGTATGTAAGTATTGGTATTATCGACAACAAGAATATCATCATTTGTACATGCAAAATCTTCACCTGGGTCAGCAGTCAATGTAATGACGTTTGCGGTTTGTGTTGCAGCCTCAGTTTTCCTTACTGGAATTAATGTATCTGTTGTAGCAAATAGACTCTTTAAACCTGTGTTAAAAATCAATGCCTTTGTATTTGACTCTATAAGTCTTGAAACATTAACCGTAATATCACCAGAAGAACCTGCAACCTTAGCAATTGCTGATACAGAATTACTGCCAGTCAGTTTAATACCACTTAGGTAAATTCTTGTTGGAGTAACATTAAGTACAGTAGCAGTACCAATTGTAGCATTACCAGAATTCTTTAAATTGACACTACTATAATCAAGTGGTAGAGTACCTTGAACAGAAGTGATACCCAAATAACCACCATAATTCAATGATACAGATTGTGCATTTACTTGTTCTGTTGTAGTAATTTGGTCTATTGCGAATGCACGGTCACCAGAATTTTCTACTCTATAACCTTTAACATAAGCAGTACCTTGACCTACCAATGCATGGACTTTACTTGTAGCTTCACCTTCTGGAATTCTGTCGTCTGTTTGTATTGGAAAATCTTTTAAAATGTAATTCCCAGATTCCTCATATGTTCGTCTAGCTAGTTCTTCACCAAGAACATTATATTGGGAAACATCACGAACTGTGACTGAGTTTCCATTTTGGAAACGAACAAGAGTAAAGAAATTAGAATTGGTATCACCAGCATCTGTTACCAGTGCGACCAATCTTGGTGTCATTTTAAGTCTGTCAGCACCCG